ATGTTGGAAACGCAGCTGTTCAGTCAGCCGTCTATACAGTTTCAGTCGAAGTCTTTCAAGCAAGACTTGCCGGCGGAGGACAAATCGAAGGAGTAGATTTTACTGCAACTCCGTTCAGGATGGGCAGAAGTTTATTTAATAAGTGCGTGGGCATATTGGGAAGTTACATAGACACCGAAAGCATGTGTCAATAAATGCCTAATGAAACAATCCTTCAACAGATCAGGACACCTTTAGCAACCGCTTTATCAGTTGTTGCAGGAAATGTTTATTCATTTGTGCCTGAAACAGTTATTCCACCAGCTGTGGTGGTTGTGCCTGATTCACCATACTTAGAATTCGAAACAATAAGCAAAAGCAATATCAGAGCCAAGATCAATTTTACTATTTCAGTTGCGGTTGCCTATAACAGCAATCCAGCATCGCTCGACAATATCGAGCAATTAATCATAAGTGTTCTGGCAGTAATTCCAGTTGGATACATTGTCAGCTCGGTTGAAAGACCGACAGTTACTCAAGTTGGTGCATCAACGCTGCTAATCGCAGATGTTCGAGTATCTACCTACTACACGCAAACAATATAAGGAGAAATCATGGCAACAGTCGTAATTACCGGTCGTGATGTTGGTTTATCTTTCACAGGTGGAACAGATATTCAAGCACAGGCGACAAACGCAGTTCTAACCAAGGTCAATGAGCGTCAGGTTTATCAGACCATGGAAGGCGAGGCTTACAAGACCACAAACATTTCAGGAACATTCCAGTTGGATATGTTGGCAGATTGGGGCAAGGCAAACTCAGTTTGTGAGGCTCTATGGACTGCTGCTGAAACTGCACCAGATACAGACATCAGCATGACACTTACAGCTGCATCAGGAGCACAATTTGTGTTTCCAGTAAAGCCAGAGTTTCCAACCGCTGGTGGTTCAGGTGTTGATGCTCAGACAGTATCATTCACATTCACAGTATCTAAGGGCGCAGTAACCGAAACCTTTAGTTAAAAAATAAAACGGGAGCAAACAAATGAAGTTACCAATTACAATTGAATATAACTCAGGTGAGCAAGCAACATACATTGCCCAACCACCTGAGTGGGCTAAATGGGAAAAGCAGACAGGAAACACTATTGGTCAGGCATCCGAGAAGTTGGGTATTTGGGATCTTATGTTTCTTGCTTATCATGCACATAAGCGTGAACTTGCAGGAGATAAGCCCATCAAACCAATGGATATTTGGATGGAAACAGTAGCGGATGTCATCGTTGGTGATGCAAACCCAAAAGCCATAAAGCAGGAAGCCTAAACAGATTATTGGTTGAGTTGGCAATTGCCACAAAGATACCAATGAGTGAATGGGTTGATGCGGATGACATATTAACAGCGATCGAGATATTGGAGGCAAGGAATGGCTAAAGAAACCATTGCATACAATAAAAACGATCTGCGTGATATTTACAAGGCTTTCAAACTTATGGATGACCAAGCAACAGAGGAAGCAAGAACTCAATCTGCTGCTCTGGCTTATTTTGCGTCAGAGGAAATTAAACAGGCAGCTCGAACTCGAACAAAGGCTGGCAAGGTTGCGGAAAGAGTCGCAGAAGGCGTTAGTATCTCTAAGTCCAGCAAAATCGGTGAGTTCCGTTATGGTTTCGCAAGACAAAAGTTTTCAGGTGGTGCTACAACGCAAACCCTATGGGGTGGAGTTGAGTTTGGATCTAATAAGTTCAAGCAGTTCCCTACTTATTCAGGACGGCAAGGCAGAGGTTCAAGAGGTTGGTTTATCTATCCAACCCTTCGCAAAATTCAGCCTGAATTGATTAACAAATGGGAACAGGCTTTTAATCGCATCATTAAGGAATGGGTCTAATGGCAACCGGTAATCGCACATTAAAGTTATCAATTCTTGCCGATGTTGATGACTTAAAAAAGAAGCTAGGCGAAGCCGACAAAGCAGTCGAAAGTAACTCAAGCAAGATTTCAGAATTTGGCAAGAAGGCTGCTGCTGCATTTGCGGTCGCTGCTGCTGCTGCCGTTGCCTATGGCACTAAATTAGCCGTTGATGGCGTCAAGGCTGCCATCGAGGATGAAGCTGCACAGTTAAGGTTAGCTGCTGCTCTACGCACCGCCACAGGGGCAACTGATGACCAAATAAGGGCAACTGAGGCTTATATTCTTAAAACATCTTTAGCGACTGGTGTGGCTGATGACCAACTTAGACCAGCGATGCAGAGATTGGCGGTATCGACCAAATCAACTGAGGAAGCCCAGAAATTATTAAACCTTGCTTTAGATATTGCTAAAGGTCGAGGATTAGAATTAGAAACTGTCGCCAATGCTTTAGGTAGGGCGCAGGATGGAAACACCACAGCTCTAGGTAGATTAGGACTTGGCTTATCCAAAGCAGAATTATCAACCTTATCTTTTACCGAAGTTCAAGCCAAATTATCTGATCTTTATGGTGGCTCAGCAGCTGCTAATGCTGAAACATTCCAAGGCAAGATTGATCGCTTAAAAGTAGGATTTGATGAAGCCAAAGAATCATTAGGTTTTGCTTTATTGCCACAGGTTGAAAAGTTTATTGGTTTCTTAAATCAAACTGGCATTCCTACTCTCAACGCATTTATTGCAGGATTAACTGGCGATCAAGGATTAAGTGCAGGATTGCAAGAAAGCCAAAAGAGTGCAGAAACATTTGGAAAAGGTATTGCAGGGCTTGCTGGAATCATAAAGGGTTTCATTTCATTTGTTAGAGAAGCAATAGGTTTATTAGTTGAACTTGCAAATCAAGCAATTAGATTCGTTAATATAATTAAGCCCGGAGCAGACATCGGATATATTCCAGCAGTATCAAGAGCTCCGCAAGCGTTAGGTCAAGGCGTTCCATCGTTGCCATCATCAGCAAATGTTCGTGAAAATCGAACAACTGTTGTAAATAATATTTCTGTCCAAGCACTAGATTCTGAAGGTGCTGCTAGGGCTGTGCAAAAAGTGCTCATTGATAGTTCATCAAGATCAACGCCTACATTTGGTGGCGGTGGATCGATTGTGTTTCAATAATGACAGTTTGGACACCTGACTGGAAACTGACTGTTGCTGGTGTTGATTACACCGACATTGCAATAAGCGATATTGCTCATCAAGCAGGTCGAACAGACATTTACACGCAAGCTAATCCATCTTATATGCAAATTACTTTAGTTGCTTTATCTGGTCAAACTTTGCCATTTGATATTAATGATAGTTTAGCCTTGCAAGTTAAAGATAGTTCAGGAACTTATGTTAATTTATTTGGCGGTGATATAACAGATATTACTGTTGAGGTGGCTCGTTCTGGAAATCTATTTAATGTTATTTCTTATACTCTTTTAGCAATGGGGTCATTGGTTAAACTAGCTAAAGAAATTTACAACGACACTTTAAGCAAAGATTTTGACGGCGACCAAATGCTGGTTTTGCTTAGTTATTCATTAACAAATACTTGGAATGAAGTTCCAGCAGCTGAGGATTGGTCTGGTTATGATGCAACAACTACTTGGGCAAATGCTGAAAACATTGGACTTGGTGAAGTAGATACTCCTGGATTATTTGAAATGGAAAATAGAGGAACTGATCCTGATACTGTCTATAATATTGCATCAGCCATTGCCAATAGTGCTTTGGGTTATTTGTATGAGGACAATCAAGGAAACATTGGTTATGCAGATGCCGACCATCGCCAAACATATTTGACTGCTAATGGCTATACAGAAGTTTCTGCTAATGCAGCATTAGGTTCAGGATTAAGGACTACGACAAAAGCAGCTGATATTCGTAATGATATTTACATTAATTATGGCAATAATTTTGGATCTCAGGTTACTGCAACAGATGCAACCTCGATCGCAAATTATGGTTATCGAGCAGAAACAATAAACTCATTAATTCATGATGCTGATAATGCTCAAGAAGTTGCTGATCGGTACATCAGCTTAAGAGCAGCACCATATCCAACATTTGATGCAATTACTTTTCCAATTACAAACCCTGAAATTGATGATGCTGACAGAGATGCTTTATTAGGTGTATTTATGGGACAGCCAATTCACATTACGGATTTGCCGGCTCAATTCCAAAACAGCAGCTTTGAGGGTTATGTTGAGGGATGGCGTTGGAGCGTGAGATTTAATGAATTGTTTTTGACTATAAATCTATCACCAGTCAATTTTAGTCAAGTAGCAATGAGGTGGAATACTGTGCCTGTTGGTGAGGCGTGGAATACTGTTTCAGCAACCCTTGACTGGTATAATGCGAACATAGTCGCCTAAAGGAGAAAAATGCCTACCACCAGTAATAACTTTGCTTGGACAATTCCAAGCGACACAGATCTTGTAAAAGATGGCGCATCAGCCATTAGAACTCTCGGTAATGCTGTTGATGCCAGTTTTGCATCTGTAACATTAAGAGCCGTAACAACCATATCAGATACTTTTGTTTTAGCTGATTTGCGAAATAAATTAGTTACTTATTCAAATGCAGCAGCGATTGCTGTGACTATTCCCTTAAACAGTTCAGTTGCATTTCCAATTGGAACTTCTATTAATATTGCTCAAACTGGAGCAGGTCAGGTAACAATATCCGGAATATCAGGAGTAACAGTTCGTTCAACTGGGGCAACTGCTACAACTCCAAAAACTAGAGCACAATATTCAGCGATTACTTGCGTAAAAATTGCAACTGATGAATGGCTTTGTCTTGGAGATATTGCGTAATGATTAAACTTGGTATTGTTTCTGCACAAAATTACTTGCGTGGTTTGAGTGTGGATTACCTTGTTGTCGCTGGTGGCGGAGCTGGTGGATCAGGTGGCAGTAGTGCTGGTGCAGGTGCTGGTGGAGCAGGTGGATTGCGTTCAACTGTTACGGCAACTGGTGGTGGTGGTTCATTAGAATCTGCATTATTTGTTGCCTTTAACACAAATTACACAGTGACTGTTGGTGGTGGTGGCACAGGTGGAAATAATGGTGATGGAACTGCTGGTGTTAATTCTGTTTTTTCAACTATCACTTCAACTGGCGGTGGTTTAGGCCCACAGTTCAAAACTGCACCAGCAAGTGGTGGAGCAGGTGGATCTGGCGGTGGTGGCCCATCAACTACTTCAGGACCAACAACAGGTGGTGCTGGTACTGCTAATCAAGGTTATGCAGGTGGTAATGGTGTTGTTACCGGTAGTTATTGTGGCGGTGGTGGCGGTGGAGCAGGTGCAGTTGGTAGTGCTGGAACTGGCACAAATGCTTCAAATGGCGCAGGTGGCGCAGGTGGCGCAGGTGTAGCAGTTTCAATTACAGGTTCATCAGTTAATTACGCAGGTGGTGGTGGCGGTGGCGGTGCTGATTCAAACCCTGGTGGAACTGCAAGTTTTGGCGGTGGAGCAGGTGGAAGCAATACAACTGGAACAAATGGTACTGCTAATAGAGGCGGTGGTGGCGGTGGTGCTGCCGGACCTACCAACTCATTAGGTGGTAATGGAGGTTCGGGAATTGTTGTTTTGAAATATCCTGATACTCGGACAATTACAATAGGTGCTGGTTTAACAGGATCAACAGCTGGTCCATCTGGCGGTTTTAAGGTGACAACAATTACCGCTGGTACTGGAAATGTGAGTTGGGCATAATGGCACATTACGCATTTATTACAAATGACATAGTTACTGAAGTTATTGTTGGTATTGATGAAACTGAGTTAATCGAAGGATTAGATCCTGAAACTTGGTATGGTAATTTTAGAGGTCAGGTTTGCAAGCGCACCTCATATAATCATAAAATCCGCAAACAATATGCAGGTATTGGTTACAAGTATGATGCCGATGCGGATGTATTTATTGCGCCTCAACCTTATCCATCTTGGTCATTAGATGAAAACTTTGATTGGCAACCACCAACACCTAAACCTGATGGTTTTTATTATTGGGATGAATCAACATTAAATTGGATTGAAATTGAAACCTTGGCTGAGTAAAGCAGCGGTTCAGTTGCGTGAGCAAATCGATGATTCCTTCCCAGAGCGTTTGCGCAAATCTGATGGGTGGATTG